CAGGCAAGCTCATGAAAAGTTTCTGCATTCTCATGGGCATACTTGGTATTGAATATATCTTCACTGAATTTAGAACGGAATTGTGGATTACGATTTGATTTAAACATTGTTCCCCCTACTTGTAATATAAGTCTAAAATTAATTCGGCATAGTGTATAGCTTTCTCTATGTCCTTTCTTCCTTCTCCTTTTGTTCTGTGTCTGGTAATATATTTTATTACATTCCCCTCAAAATAATCAAGCTTGTTTGCATGGATATATTCTACAGGCTGTATACCACATTCTTTATAATGTTCTCCACCTACCTGCTTATCCAGTGCAGCTTCTTCTGTCTTATTATCTTGCTTCATTCGAGAGAGATAATAATCGTAGTTACGTTCATACTTGGGTAAAGGATAATTAGGCTCGTCATAAGAGGTTATTAATTCTTTTTCTGACTTCATTTACTTCTCCCGATGTCATTACGTTGAGTGCAAAGCTTCGTACCATACGAGGCTCAAGTCCTGCAAGCTGACATGTATCTTCAAAGTTCTCACATGTCACACCTACTGAACAAAAAAACCAAGCATTAGCCTGATCTCTTTGTAGTTTAATTTCACTATTTTCTCTAGGCTCTTCCGGTTTAGTCATATCCAGAATTGCCTGTAAGATTATAGCAAAGTATAATGTTTTAAATGGATTCTTAGATGTAGAATCATAAAGGGATGTTATGTCAATATCATTCACCTGTAAACTCCTCAACTGGACGGTAGTATTTTCCACCTACATAATTATTATAATAGGCTGGCTCATCTGTACCTTCCAGTGTAGAGGTAAGTACATGGTAAATCATTTGATAATAACACTCATAATATCTAAGACTTCTTTTATTTTTATGTTCAGAGATAATCTGAAATCTGAAATGTTTCTTTCCTATTTTACTTATATCTTCATTCAATAACTTGTTCGAACCTGTATAACTCTTCCAGTTCGATTCAACTTTTTTACCATTACGAGTAACAAGATACTGCTTACAACCTATATAAGCTTTCTTTGTTTTCTTATTGGTAATACGATAAACAAAGCCAAACTTGGATTGTGGATCAAGAGACTTGCTATATTCCCAATGCATTACCAATCCATTATCTCTGGAACATCAGGCTCTTTATTAACTTGCACAAGATACCTTTTACTTTTTGCATAGTCGAACACACGAATCCCTTTACCCATATTGCTGTCAGCCCAACAAAGTTTCTTGTGTCCACAATAAACACAACCAACAGGAAGCTTAAGATTACCAGACTTCCCATCAGCAACAGGGGAATAGCACCTAGCAGGTATATCACTTCCTTTAACCATTTTCTTAAGATGTTTAACCCTTGTTTCCACATTGATCATCTCCATTGAATGTACAGGTGACAGACATATCTCCCCTGTTGATTTATCTATGACAAGAAAAGCTGCCTTGTCTACATTGTTAGCATGTGCATAGGCAGAGATCTGTGCTATATATCCAAACGGATCATCTTCTGCAAGAGTCTTGTCTTTGAATTTCTTAAAACTATAACCTGATGCACTCTTACAATCTACCAATACCCCATCAATCATGGAATCCTGATGACCAAGTACACCCTCCACCTGCACTTCCTTCTGCTGATCCGAAACTTTATGACCGGATATGGATGCACATAGAAGTAAAAGCTCCTCAAGAATATAACCATATAAAAACTTGATACGGGTAGCAGGGGTTAATGTCTCTTCCTTAAGAGGGGTATTTATATCATACCATAATTTCCTATCCGGCTTACCTATGGAAGATAGTCTTAGTCCTGTCCTGTCTCTTGGTTGCTGATACAGAAATTCTTTGATGTGTATCTTAAGCATTTCTCCAAAGGTATCTATATGTTTATCTACAATCTTCTCATCCATATCAATAGGCTCAAGAGAAAATAGATTATAAATATCTTCAACTAATGTTTCTATTTGTTTCATAAGTTATTGGGGAGTACCATGACCACTGATACTCCCCACCTTCCAGATATAAATTGAACTACGATATATAAAGAGGAGACTTAACTATTAAAGGAAACCTCTTCACCTTTTGCCTCAGTAACATATCCACCGGGAACGGGGGCAAAGTCATCCCGGTTGTCAGAGTACTCAATAAAATCGACTACCTGAACGGCAGCTAAGTCTGCTGAGACTCCTGACTTACCTGCATAATTCCACTCAAATGGAATAGCTTTTACATTAACCTTACTGCCATTGGCAATTAACTTACCGTCCCAAGGATTATTCTGGGAGTCGGTGATCCTAGGAGCAGATCGTTGTGATCCATCCTTCCTCATCACCTTACGTTTAATGGTAACAAAGTCACCACGTTCATCGTCCTTATTATTAATAGGGAGTCCAGCTTTCTCAATCAGCTTACGATTTTCTTTGTCAACTTCAAGTTGAATTGACCACACCGGATCGAACTTGGTATTCGGTTCGGTGATAGAGGCATAGTGACATTTACCACTAAGATAAATAGGATCGTTCATTTTTTTCTCCTTTTAAAATGCTGCACCATTACAGCCATGAGTGGGAACCATTCCCAATTATATTCTAATACTAACTTAGTAGTATCGTAGATACTCTACTACTAAGTAGTATTAGTTACTCAACTAAACAACAAGAGTATTATACCACACACTAGGGCTATATGTCAATACTTTTAATGAGTTTCTGCCCAATTATTTCCAACTTTATATTCGGAGTCCAGAGGAATATTCAAATCAAGAACCTCTGTTGTCCGATGTATGGAACTCTTTGTTATTTCCGTAAACTTTTTTATGTCTGGTTTGGCTACTTCAAACTGATACTCATCGTGAACAGAAGCAACCAGCTTGGCATCCAGACCTGTCTTTCTTATCTCCTTGTCCATCTCTACGAGCCATTGCTTACATATGATTGCACCTCCACCCTGTAGTAAGGTGTTAAGTGCTGCATGCTGGTGACGAATCTTTATCATTCTACCATCTAAACCTTTAATACTTCCTCCCTTACTAGCTTCATCTACCTGTGATCGTAGTTTTTTCAAGGACGGTATTTCTTTCTGAAAGTCCTGTAATAATTTTTCTCCCTCCTTTCTACGTCCACCAACTATCTTCCCAATCTTTGCTGGTCCTGCACCATAGAGCAATGCATAGATAAAAGTCTTTGCCTGATCTCTGGTACTCAGGTTGGCTTTCTTCTGATTATAGGAATGAATGTCACCTTCCAAGACTGCATTAGTAAAATCTTTAGAATTTATATAGTGGGCTAGACATCTGAACTCAAGACCAGAAGCATCTGTTCCTACAAGTTGGTGTGTCTCAGGATTGGAAACTGTCCATAGTTGCCTACACTCTTTTCCATAAGGGGAACCTACAGAGGGAACCTGTGCCATATTAGGTTTACTATGGGACATTCTTCCCGTCACCGTAGATAGGGTAAAAACTTTTCCATGTACCCTGTTCTCATCTGAACATGCTTCTACCCATGCTTTTAAAAAAGCTACACGTTTCACCAGTAAACGATAACGTGCAAACATAACAGCCAGATCTTTACAGTCAGGATGTGTAATGGATTCAAGAACTTTCTCATCCATTTTAACAGCACCCTTCTCAGTAAAGACTGAAGGCTTCCATCCTCTTTTCATCAGACGGTCTGCACATTGGGCTGAACTTCCTATGTTAAAGGGAATGGTTTTGGTTTTAGTTTTTAGCTCTACTATTGTAGGTTCTATTTCTTCCTGTGCCTGTTTATTATATGAATCTAATTCATCCTGCAATCTGGAGAGAAGCAATGTGCCATTACGAATATCAAAAGCAAAACCATTCTTCTGCTGTTGATCTATAATAGAACGTACACTTCTCTCCAGTTCATAACTCTGGGAAGAAAAGTCTTTATTCTCTTCAAGATATACAGCAGTCTCCTTCGTAACAGCCGTATCTTTATAACAATATCTTAACATCTGTTCGGAGTATTGTGTAAAATCGTCATGCTCCCCTTTAGGATGTCCGAAAAAGTTGCCCCATGACTTGAGATTATGCTCACGATTAGGATCAAATAACTGAGACTCAATCAGGGTATCTCTTATCTGATCTATCTTGATATCAGATCCTGTAAATTTATTCAGAACAGGCCCATCAAAACTTACACCATTATGCATGATAAATGTATCTATTCTTTTAGACCAATCACCAAACTCCTTACACTCATCCCCAACCCATTGCCTTGTGTCTCCTGTATTATAACTTCGTGCTACGATACAGAATATCTGGGTAGGATCGAGTCCATCTGTTTCAATATCCACTATTGCTTTCATAAGTCATATCCATTTCATATGCATCAGCAGGTCTTACATGGAAAAACATTTCACCATTAGGAACCAGCCTGTTTTTAAATTCCCGTACCTCAGAGTCAAGAAGAGTGTCCCCGTCTATATGCCATGCTCTTTGTAGATCAAGACGAAACACAACAAAGGTTAACAGATCTTCTGGGCAATCCCTTTTCCATATGTCCAGAAGTCTTTTCTTCCTGTAAGGAATACGAATATCCTTCCAGTTATCAGGCCATTCACCATACTTCCATTGCCTTTTAATCTCTACTTCATAGAGGTGTCGGGGAAGTCCTTTATCTACGGTGGAAACCAGATCAAAGTTATAGTTTTCTGACATGTCTATCTGTGCATGGTCATTTGCCATCAGCCATCCATACATTTGTTTCTTGGCTTTGTCGTCTGACTCTTTATACAATGCCTTACTGAAAGGCTTACGAACATTCATTCCTTCTCTCCTATTAATTGTCTATAAAACTCACCTACTCTAATAATTTGTTCGGGTGTTGCTGATGTTTTAATCATGTTTGCTAACATACTTACCCATATAACATTACCTTTTATATAACCTTTTGAGGGTTCTATTCTATCTAAACTTGGAGAATTAGAAATTCCATCCTTATACCCTACTTTAAAGGGCATACCCAATGCAGGACATTTTTTATCTGTAGGAAAAATTTCTTTTAAATATGATGCATCAATATTACAATCTATCTTTAATTTTTGAGATCTATCTTTATAGTAACTAAGTCTTCTTAAAAAGAATCTATGATGATCCATGTTAGTCATCCATTTCTCACGGTATTCTTTATGGTAAGCTGCTATAGCTTCTTTATTTTTCTCACGGTATTCTTTATAGTATTCTTTATTTTTCTCACGGTATTCTTTATTCCTAGCTCTATAAGCTTCTTTATTTTTCTCACGGTATTCTTTATAGTATTCTTTATTTTTCTCATAGTATTCTTTATAGTATTCTTTATTTTTCTCATAGTATTTTTTATGCTTAGCTGCTATAGCTTCTTTATTTTTCTCATAGTATTCTTTCCGGTAAGCTCTCTTAGCTTCTTTATTTTTCCAAGGCATCACTCCGTACCTCCTGTGAATGGATTATCTATCTGTGTCATACGACCTGTATTATTATCATAATGTAGATAGCATGCTATGCCAGTATCACCTGTGTATCTGTTCTTGAGTATACGTAGAGTTGTAGTATTGGATTCAATCTCATCGTCTGCCTGTTGATTTCTTTCCAAGGCTATAACTCCATCACTCAGATGAGCTATACTTGCCGATCCCCTGAGATGTGAGAGGGATACTTCCCTACCGTCCTCATGGCCTCTGTCTCCTGCTGGTCTACGTAGATGGCTGACAAGTAACAAACCTATCTGTGTCTCTTCCACCAGTGAACGGAGCTTGGTCATAAGTATATCAATAGATTTCCTTTCATCTCCAAAGTCTTCCTGTCCACTGACAAGGATAGACAGATGGTCAAGGATAACCCACTTGGTATCCAGTGCCTTTGCCATATACCGTACACGACTGAGGATCTCATCGTTATCCAGACTACCAAAGTGATCGAATGCAAAGAATCTGGAGGAACCTATGGTCTTCCTTTCCCATTCAGCAAGCTGGTCAGGTGTGTATTGTTCTCGTATCTCCCTGATGTACAATCTGGCATTAGCTTCCACACTCATGATATTAAAGGCCGTGTTACGGGTGTTCTCTTCAAGAGCAAGGATACCTATATTGTCCGTAGTATTATTCATAAGATGGTGCATAAGCTCTCTCATTATACTACTCTTACCCATACCTGCACCACTACAGAATGTAATCAACTCTCCTGTTCTCATTCCGTAAGTCTTGTCGTTAAGACCAGACCAAGGATAGGGACAGGTTTCTGATTCCTTTTCCTCATATAAGGCAGCACCCAGATCAGCAAGGTTAATAATCCCTGCTGGTGTATAGGTACGGGAGTTCCACCATGCCTTATTAAATTTCTCTCTCTGTCCTGTCTTAAGATACTCGTTGGCATCCTTAAGTTCCATGTCCATTATCTTACACTTGTTTGGTTCAAACAATGTGGCTACCTGTTGAGCAGCTTCCCTTCCTGCTGGATCATTATCAAAGCATAGGATAATAGTTTCGAATTTATTTAGATAATCAAGGGATTGTTTACAATTACTTACTGCTGACTGTGCTCCGTTCTTAAGAGACACTGAAGGCCAACGGGAACCCATCAGTTCGAATGCACTCATGGCATCGAGTTCACCCTCACAAATGGTAACATATTTACCAGCCTGATTGAATATAGTCTGACCGAATAGACCACACTCTGATATCGGTCCTTCGGACCAGAAGGTTTTATCCTTGGTACGTCTGAACTTGGAAGCCTGATGCTGTCCGTTCTTATCAAAGTATTTATACAGATGGGCATCGATAATAGATCCCGTCTTGGATACAGACACATCATACTTCTTACACGTATCAAGACTGATTTTTCTGTCTGCAATTTCTGAGTAGCTAAAGTTATAATTTGTTTTACTTTGCATAGGTATTACCTGTGAAGTGCTTGTCATTTTTTCTCCATAAGTTTTATAGTCACAACCCTGACTGAAGCAATGGCTATGACCATCAGCATACAATACATTGTTATCTCTGGAGCCACACTTAGGGCATGGCAATCGTTTAACAACTGTTTTATTGGGGTCCATCTCTCCTCCTTTAATTAGTGTATTTCTAGTATCGTTCTACTCTACTAGAAATTACTAATTATTATTCTACCATTTTCCTTTACTAAAGTCCATCAATTCTTGGCATAAATCATTCCTATATCCAGCCAATTCTTTCTCCATAGAAACGAGAGATTCAATCTTATCTACTCTTTCCATTTTTCTCCATGTACTTTTAAAAGAAAGTTGAACAGCCTGATTTTCTTTAGACTTGTAAATTTCTACCAGTATCTCCACGTTTTTTTCCTCTTTCGATTTTATAAAGTTTGTCAACGTCTTCCCCAAGATGGGTGATGAGTCGGGAACGGTTTCGTAATTCTTCTTCAGCCTCTTTTTTAGAGCTATAAGTTTTAATAATAATGTCACCGTAATCTCTCCGTAAAATTAAGTTCCACATAAGGCTGACCAAGAGTTAGGGAATAGTTCTTTCATATGATTATTAATCTCCTTTGCTATGAGTTGGGTTTCAATCTGTGCATCTGGTTTGTTTCTAAGATTACATACTCTGGCAAAAGCAGCCAGTGAACCAGACCAATACCACTGTGTTATAAGGGACTGTGGAAGTATTGCCCTTGCCTGTTCGGGACATACCTTAGACTGTAGTAAATAATTATAAGCATCCCTAGCATGTCGTAAAGCATCGTTATATACATGCTTCATTACATCTTGTGATGCCACACCGTCAAGTTCAGATCCCTGCTTTTTATTTTTAGCTTTACCTCTCCATACATCTGGCTCCCAGAACTCTGGTTCTGTATCCACATACCGTCTGCTTACTTCGTTCCATACCAATCCTATCTGATGTTTTATTAACTGTCGTGCAACAAATACGGGAGCTGTTATTCTAAACTGTGCAAAGCAATGACCAAAAGGAGTCCAGTGTTTATGTCTAGCAAGATACTTAATAAGCTTTTCATCCTTTTCAGAAAGCATTCCCTCTATCTCACCAGCAAAAGGTATGCCTTCCCAATTTGACTCTTTATCAAAGCTCACTCTTGCAGCATTGACTACAGTAAGATCACTTCCCATGTGAGTAATAAGATCAACGGTCATCAAATGCCTCCATTAAAATATTCTCAACGAAATCTTCTTTGTCTTCCATAATTTCATTAACCTCCTGTCGAGCAAGTTTTCTTGCTTCCTTCTTTTGGTAGCCTTCTTCTTGGTACTGTCCCACCAGTTCCCTAAACAAGGCTTGTCTTTCTTTCTGCCATAGGTTCTTAGCCATTACTTTCTCCATCATTAGCAGGTAGCTCTGCCCATGTCCTCCCCTCATTAATATTATGTTGTTTAGCTTGTGCTAATTCTTTCCGTAGCTTTTTAATAATTGCATCTTTCTCAGCCACTATAATTTTCAATTGTGATACATGCTTACGTAACAACCTTTCCGTTGAAGGAACCATAGCTTAACCTCCTATTACTTTATTATGAACATAAAATATGTGACTACCTATCTGTCCTAATACTTCAAAGTGTGGGTGATGTGACCATTCGGGTGACACATATGTAGCATGATAGTGAGTAGCTCCTGCTGTATGCTCGACAATTACTCCTGCCAGAACTAATTCAGCTATAGAAGCTGCCATTCGATAGGCTTCCATGTTTGCTATTCTCTCCGGCTTTCCATCACACCAGTAAGAAAACTGACATCTGTTACGGACGGGTACATCTTTCCAGTAATACCCCTGATGGACAACTTCACAAATTGTGTCAGGATACCTGTCACTTTTGGTACGTTCAAGTATTACGTTACCAACTGCCAGTTGTGCCACAAAAGATTCAGATCGAGCTTCAAAGTACACAGCTTCAGCTAGACAACTCTTCTCATCTGCTTTTGCATAAAAGAAAAACCCAATCGTAAAATATAACAGAGTAATAATAAAAAATATTATATTCGGTTTCATTGTAATCTTTCTATCTTAATGTTAAAAGGAAAACCTGTACGTAACTCACGTACTCCATGACTCTGAAGATAGATAGCAGCTTCTTCGTAAGTTTTAAAGCAATAAATATGCTCACCTTCTTCATCAATCATTGCATCTATCCTACTGATATCATTAACAGTTACTTCTTGAGACTGTGTAATAATATATGACATACTCACCTGCCCTGCCCCCTGTATTTTTTAAAGCTGAGTCTTTTATATTTATGAGTGGGACGGGATTTAACTCCCGACCCTATAGATGTACGTTTTCTAATCCTTTTTTTATGAGGATCATAAGATGATTTAGTTTTTTTAGCCATCTACTTTTACTGACCTTTCATGCATTGTAAAGTATGGAGACTCCATCATTTTACGTACCCTTTCCTCACGAAAGACCCTGCCATGAGGATTGTCAGTGTGGGTACTCCATGACGTAGCTGCCTGATAAGCAGTCCACAATGTACCATTATCCATACTGTTGTATTTTTGATACAGTCCTTTTCCCAGAAGGTGTCTGTTCTCTTC